CATTCCTGCAAGGCTAAGAATTGCTATCAATGCCCCTGACATCTGCCCAAGGGTAATTAGTTGATTCATTACACTAATTTAGCCTTGATTTGACGGCCATCTAGGACTATCGGCGCAGCTGAATCATGCCAAATCCAAAAGCCAACTGGCATAGATGGATCACAATCAATCGTGTGTGACCAATGCAGGTGATACACCTTGCCATCCCAACCGCCGATGTTTTTATCATCGTGACCAGTTTCATCAAGTTTGGCAGTTCCCGGGTATCGCCCAAAGCGGCCACGCAGTACCGAGCCGCCCTTACTAAACTCCACACGCAGGATTGTTATCCATTCCCACTGGCCAGCCTTATCTACTTTGTAGGCGATTCCTTTTGGGTATTCAACCCATGTCCAAGTCTTAGGCTTAATAGTTTGCTTGCTTTTACCTGAATCAACTTTCCATAAGTTGGCCATTACTTATCCAAGTTCTTATCGGCTTGAGTAAAGATGTCATTTATTTCGGCATCATCTAATGTGCCATCTTTTAGGAATGCCCGAGCCAGTCCCTCGATTACTACGGCAACGCCGCCAATGCCAGCGATCAAGATTGCCTTGGTTGGTTCAACCCCTGCCACAGCTGACGCGCCTACTACCGAAAGACTAGATGCCGCAAAGACTGCGACCATCCTCAACAAGATGTTTTTGGTTTTGTTCATGATGCCAAAATAGCCTTTGGGTCAATGTCTTTGCCAGCCGACCAGCGGATGTTGTCGCGCATTTCAAAATGGAGATGCGGACCTGACGAGTTTCCTGTGCTACCAACTTCGCCGATAACGTCACCCTTGCGAGCAATCTGTCCCGGCTTAATCCGCACCTTGTTTAGATGTGCGTAGATTACCCAGCCGCCGTCAACCTTTTGCACAACTTGTTTGCCGTAAGCCTTGCCCCAAGATGCGTTTTCGATCTTGCCGTCAGCTACTGCCACAACTGGTGTGCCGGTGGGTACTGCAAAATCTACGCCTGTGTGGTAGCCCTTTGACCACATCTTGCCAGCCTTTTTGTAGGCGGTTGTAATCTTGCCGCTCTTAATTGGTAAGGCCATGAGTTGCCCTTTCGTGTCATGGCCCTGTATTGATTGTTTTTTTAACTTGATAATCTATCTGCGATTTTTTTCATCTCTGCCAATTCCTCTTTTGTAATTGGTGTTTCAATGACTTCGCCTGTATCGCCATTAACAATAACTGCGCCTACACCTAATGGGATTTCAATATTGTTTTCCATGTCATTCCTTAGATTTCGAATACAACTAATTGGGCATACGGTAATGTTACCGAACCAGCTGCGCTAGCCTTTACTTGTAAAGTAAAAGTTTTTGCACCTGCGGTTGGTGTCAAAAGAAAAGCGTGTGATGTTGTAAAAGATGCACCTGCACCACTAACAAGCATGGCTCTTATAGTGTTAATTTCATTGCCGATAGTTACACCATCAATTTGCGCTCTCACATCGAATGTTTGTTGAGCACCCGAATTGGCATTATTTGCAGTTGCTGAAAAAAACACATAAACAGGTCGTGTTGATGTTGTCAAGCTAATAGTTAAATAACTTGCGTAACTGGTAGTCAAAGTGCCATTAGCTGTGTATGTGCCAGATGCTTTAGGTTTGCCAGCCATTGAGGTATCAACAGATGAGCCTAAAGTTCTAATTGCCAACGCACCGTCTTTAACGTAGGCCGTATTATCTGGGGTTGCCCACCCGTAATTAGTAGTAGTTGCCATTCTATAAATCCTGCCATGCTTGTGTAGTTGGAGTATACCCTGCCCAAGTTGTTGTTGGTGGGATTTGATCCCAGATAATGCTTAGGTAGGTTTCGGAATATGCCGAGCAGGTCAGGGCCAGTTCGGCGGTGTATCTAGTCAAGTTCCATGTGTAACCCTCGACAAAGCCATCAAAGGTAGTTCCAAAGACTGCTGGCAATGCCGAGGTGTTTACCCTTAACCCGTTGTAGACGGCTGCTAGGGCATCCCTAGTGGCATCGCTGACGGTTGGTGAGTGTAAAGGGATCGTGATTTGCTCTGGGTACATTCTTGGGTAAGCCCGGGACTCTAGAAAATCTTGAGCCTGTGCCAATGCAGCTGATGCATCATGAAGTTGAGTAGTACGCGACCCAGACAACTGGCCATACTGAATGATTGAGTTTTCATCTCTGGCGTTTTCAGTACCTGCCCGGTATGTCACATTCACATCATTTACAATCTCGCCCCATTGTGCAGCTGTGCGGAGTCCAGCGGCCAAGATGTCATCAGCTGTGAGAGTTAGTGGGATCGCAGTGGATCGGCTGGCGTAGTCATCGTAATGCAGATCACCATCGCCACCTTCCCAAAGCACACCGCGCCCCGAGTTGGCCGCATTGGTGGCTAACGTGTAGGCATCGGTTTCCCCATCGGAGTAGGCCATCAATTCATAAACACCCGGCACATCTACATTGGCAGTCAAGTTATTGACTAAGGCCACATTGGTGGCATCGTAACTGGCCCAAGTAGTTTCAGATGGCAGGTCGTTCCATGTGATTGTCGAGCTTAAATCTGCCCATGATTGCAGGAATGCTTCACTAAGGATGTTTAGGATTCTTGTGCCGTCATACTCTTTGGCATAGTTTGAGCCACCTACCAAGTGACGGTTCAGCTGCGAAAGTGGGCCAACGGCTGTGATCTGGTAGATGGCGATTGAGCCTTCTGATCCGTACTGCTCAAGGCTGATGTCAATGTCTGAAATGATGCCAGCAAAGATTTCTTGTGTGCCTGATGTTCCCTTGTCAATGGATACCGATACCGATTGACTCAAGGCCACACTCAATGGCTCACTAGCATCTGTCCAAAGTCTGATGGATGCAAAGCCCGGTTGCGGTTGTGTGGTTACATCATCGCGGCCCATGCGGATCGAGATAGATGAGATCGTGTTATCGGCGTAAGTTGTAGCCCCTGCAAAAGTAACAGTTGGATACGGGTCATACGATGTCACAATGTAGCCCCGACCAGATTGATCGCACCTGTTCGGCGTGATGAATCTTGGAGTAGGCGTTCAATGCTTCGGCGGGCAGACTCGCCATCAATGACACCATTCATGATGATTGTCACGCCACCGCCGCCAACGTCTTTGCGAATTGATCCCGAGCCACTTGGCACAAAAGTTTCAGGGCCAAACTCGCCAACGCGGTAAGCCTTACCAGCCATCACAGGGCCTCCAGCTGCTCTGGCTTCCTCTGTAAGTAACTTACCAAGAGCTTGCACAATCAAATTGCTTGGCAAAAACTTTAATAAAGGTTTGATCTTGGTATACATGGTGGACAATTTCTCAATGGCAGTAGAGATGTTGTTAATTGCATTAGCGGTTTTCTCTAAGGTAGTAAGTCCATCAGCTGCATTCTTACTAACCAAAGCATCAAACATCATCTTGAAAGCATCAGCCAAAGCGACAAGGCTACGGCCCAAACTGTATTCACCGCCGTCATTTACTTCGCCAGCTAGTTCCCGGGCGCGATTGCTTAAACCTTGTGGATCATCGCCACTCATGGCAGTTGCAACCTTATTTACCATGTCCAAAAGATTTGTAAGTGTTGGCAATAATTTGACACCTACGCCCTCTTTCATTTCTGCAAAGCGTTCGGTTAGGATTGCAAGTTGGCCTGCGTAAGTTTCGGTATTGGCTTGAGCCGAGCCGCCAAAGAGTCTGACAAGTTCATCTTGGACTACGTTAAAATCTTTGGACTTCTTAATGTTTTCATCAAGTGGAATGCCCAATTTGGTTAGTGCGCCAATGTTGCCGTTGTATGCCTTGGCTAAGGTCAGGGATATAGTTTCTAAATCTTTGCCAGTGGCAGCTGAAATGTCTAACGCTAAGTTATTAAGTTCTTGTGCCTTAGTAACATCGCCTGTCGCTCTGGCTAGGTTGCTTAAAGATGTACGGAGTTTCACATCAGATACGCCATAGCGTAATTGCGTGGCAGTGATGTATTTCTCGGTTGCTGCAATTTGTGAATCAGTTGCATTGGTTGTGTTCTGTAAAGCCTTGGCCAATAGTTTCTGGGACTTCTCATCCTCGATGGCAGCTTGTACGCCCTCGATACCAAGTTTCAATGCGTAAGCACCAGCCGCCGCGCCAGCAGCTGCAAAAGCACCAGCCGCGATCTTGCCGTACTTTTTAAGGTTGCCCGAGAATCCCTTTACATCGTTATCGGCTCTATTAAGTTGCCGATTAAACTGGTCTACATCAGCAAGTAAGTTAAGTTTTAATGTTCTTACGTCAGCCATTTTGATCCCACTTCTTTATGACATGACGCTCTACTGCGTCTTTCCATTCTCTAGTAAGTCTAGGTTGGATGTCTTTAAGTTTCTTGAAAATTCCGTAACCAACATTGCCACGCCCTTGTGGGTCGGATCGCTCTGGGAATCGGCGGCCACCATTAGCAAAGGGTGCTGGGCCACCAAACTCCGAGCCAAACAATACTTGGCCAGATACTGCACCACCGCTAAATCTTTGCTTATTACCACCGATAGTCACATTTGGAATACGGTCTTTATTAGCCCGGATTGTAGCTGCAACCTTTTGAGCCTGTAACGGGTATGGGTTCATTGTGTAACTAGATTGCAATGCAGTTGCTGACCATTTACTGATAGATGTGACTTCATCTTTAAGAGCGTTTTTTGATCCCTCATCCATTTGGCGAAATGCCTTGTAGAGGTTTCGTAAGTCCCTAGGGTCAGGTTGGATCTTAACTGTTTCTCTTGTGCTAGCCATGTCCATTCCTTTCCGCTATCAGTTGTAAAGCCGTATTGATGTCAGCGAGTGACCATTGGTACAGATCGGACAAGG